GTAGAAACCCGCAAGGGGCCCAGCGCAAGGCTGCGACGGCCCGGGTAGGGAGAACCCTACCCAGGACGAAGAAGCAGCTTGATGTGCTGGTAGCTACGTACAAACGCAAAGCGGTTGTTCGTGATTCTACACTGAGAGGACTTCAGTACCTCAAAACTAAACAAGGAAAGTGGGCGCTACGCGCAGTGCCCGCCGTGTCCACTGCATTCGAACTAGGGTTCGGTATCGCACCAGTGCCAGGCAGCCGGCAGTGGTTAGCATACACCAGGAGGTTCATTAAGTTCATCGGACGTCTGAAATTCGAAGGTTTTCACCCCCTCAAGGAGGTGTCCCACGAGTGGCGTTTTCACGCCACTCAGACGTTCGGAACCGCTAATGGAACCAAGGGGACTTACCGCTCTCGCGGCATTTTGCCCCGCAGACTGGTGGAAGCCAGCACACTTGCCAGAGCGTGTCACAAGCCCCCGACTGAAGTAGACATAACTAGGAGTTGCAGAGAGGCAGAGGACAGATGGCTCAAAGAGAGCGATCCGTCCAATGACAGATTTCTGAACGAACTTTACAGGTTCTCGAGGGAATTCTTCGGCAAGCCGAGGAGGTCCACAAGACCCTGGAAAGGAAGATCAGATCAATGTCGCTACCTCCTACCTGCATCCAAGTCATGCTACGAGAACTCCAAGGATAGTAAAACTACCGTGGCCAAGGAAGTGATGAGATTGGTTAAGCAGGCTAGGATCCAGAAAATGTTCTGGATGCCTAACCCGCTTGCTCAACGCGTCCCTGCTCCTCCTCGATGGATGAAAGAGGAGGAGGTTCTCAGTCGGGAGATGAGACAGCACTGGTGGAATACCCGCCAGAGAATCGAGGAGAAACAATTTTCGGGCTGGATCGAAGAGGGGGTCGGCGAAAGTATCGATGAAGAGGAGGCCTACAATGCCTGTCTCGACTCGATCTACGAAGACCCACTCGACATACGTTACCCGGTGAGGAGTAGCGCAGTCGTCGAACTCGGCTCGAAAATCAGGGGGGTCTCACTCCACCCTGCAAAGGTTTCTCATTTCTTGAGGACCATTAACCAACGTCTGTTGGCAACCCTGCGGCGCAAAGGATACACGAAGGACTCGCTCGGCCAATTCAAATTTAAACTGGTCGGAGAGATAAACTCTCGGCTGTACTCAACGGATTTGAGTAAAGCCAGCGATTACATCCAACATGATATCCTTTACGCAATATTGCG